CTGCCAAAGCAGGATTTATGACAGAGGAGGCTATAGAAGAACGCTTTCCTTATACAGAATACGACAAAGAAGTAGATGCACATCGTAGATTTAGACTGGTAACCAAGGACGAGGTGCTCCACGCAGAGTCGAACGCAATTGCCAAGCTGGCAAAAAGCAACGAGTCAGGCAATCAAGCAGATATTTTTATTACACATGCACCTTGTATTCATTGTGCTAAACTTATACATCAAACGGGCATACGCCGTGTTTTCTATTCTGAAGACTACAGGGACGATGCGGGCTTGGTGTTTTTAGAAAAATCAGGAATTTTAGTAGAAAAAATAGCAAAAGAGGAAAACAAAGATAACTAGTATTGCTAACCGTATTGCTTATTTTGTTGGTAATGAGATAAATAGTTTACTATGCACTATTATGTCTATGCCTACTTAAGAGAAGACGGTACACCTTATTATATCGGAAAAGGATCTGGACGAAGATCGTCGTCAAAAGATCACAAAGTTAAAGTACCAGATAAGAAAAATATTGTAATAATAGAAAGAAACTTATCTGAAGTTGGTGCTTTTTCTATAGAAAGACGTTTAATAAGATGGTACGGCAGAAAAGATTTAGGAACTGGTATCTTGCGTAACAAAACTGACGGTGGCGAAGGTGTATCATCAAATACTCTGATGGGAAATACTAATGCCAGAGGAAACAAAGGCAAACCCAAATCAGACGAACACCGACAAAAAATATCAGAATCAAATAAAGGTAAAAAACGATCAATTGAGTCAAACAAAAAACAATCTATTGCAATGTCAGGACGAAAACAATCTCCAGAGTACGTTGCTAAAAGAACTGCTGCAACCATTGGTAATAAATGGTGGAGCAAAGATAACGTTTCTGTAAAAAGTCGCGATTGCCCTGGAGACGGTTGGATACTTGGCAGGTCCTCTATTAGAAAGAATATAAACTAATGTGGACTTACCAAGGTAAAGAAATTAGAGAACTTCCAGATGATTGTATTGGCTTTGTTTATATAATTGTTAATAACGTTTCAGGCAAAAAGTACATAGGCAAAAAACTGGCAAAATTCTCCAAGACCACATACAAAACAGTAAAACTCAAAAACGGCACGAAGAAGAAAAAGAAGATTCGATCTAAAATTGATTCTGACTGGCGTGAATATTATGGCTCAAACGAACAACTAAACAAAGACGTAGCACTACTGGGCGCTGACAAGTTTACACGGGAAATACTATACTTGTGTAAGAGTAAGGCAGAATGTAGTTATATCGAAGCAAGAGAACAATTCAGACACCAAGTCTTAGAATCAGCGGATTGGTACAATGGACATATCCAACTCCGCGTCCATGGCTCCCACATTTTAGGTAAAATTTAAACGGTTAAGGCTCACGCAGGCTAACTTCATGCGTACACGATAACAGGACCTAGGGTCGCTGGGACGTAAATCTCTCGCCGTTAAGAGTACTCAATCACTACCCGAAAGGATGAAGACTCGAAACGCCCGAGTTTGATTGTTTGAACAGGATTAAAAAGAGCTAAAATGACGTCATCGTGGGATGACAGCTTATACTAGTATGTTAGCGTATAGTAGTATAGGTGCCGTTGTACAAAGACGGGGATGGAGGTACCGGACAACCGCCTCTGATAAAGACCCTAACGCTATGTGACCTTCCGAACTCGGATGAAGTACTTTGCCCTGTGCGGGCAAAGTGTGACCATTGAATCTGGATGAAGCATTAAATCGCTTCGCTCTATAACCTTAGAAGATCTATATATCATTGAGCGAGAGCGAAAATGATAGACTTGCGTAGCAAGTCTTAGATGAAGAGCATTCCTGACTTTTTAGTAACTTCTATGTTATCTTTGATAATGTCAGAAATGATTTCGCGCTCTTGGTAACTAAGCATCATGGCGTCATCATAACTGAGACCTCCGCGCATATACCAACTAAAACGCAGTGCTTCTTCTTTAAGGGCTTTTGACTCTTTTTCGTACCCGTCTATTAGACGTTCGATTGCACTATTTTCTAGTGTCAAAAGCCTTTGTCGAAAAAACTGGCGTAGTCGAAAGTTACCTGTATGTCAAATGGTTTAGTACAGGCTTCGCAGTTAACATGCAGCGGCTTGATCGAGCCTTCTTCGTTCAGTTTTGCTAGATGTTCTTGTATCTGCTTGATTACGGCACTGTTGGTATTTTCAAAGAATTCACGCATAAACCCTTTATCCCTGACACGAGTGCCATCTTCTGTTTCGATATACTCAATGCTGGTTGCCAGTCGATTAACACCGTGCATGAGAATTTTGCTGAGTTGTGCATTGATCTGTGCGCTACGCATATCGGGGTCCATGTCTGTGGCTTCGATACTTTGTAGTAGCTTTTGCTCTTCGAATGTGGCCTGATTGACTTCGTTAAAATCAAAATAAGGCTGCGGAGTAAACTTAATCTTTAGATTATCTACATCCAACATAGTAGAGTAGTCTGGCATGCGAATGTTTTCTAAGACATTTTGCAGTTGCAGCGCATAGTCGTGTACTTCATCGCATTCAGGGCAACGACTGGTAAATGTCATTGCAGGGCCGTAGCTGGCAATACGAATAGCAATGATCACAGCATCAACGTCGATACTGGGCATTTGCCAGGCGTTTAATATATCGGGGCAGCAACTCTGTATAACACTGACCACGCCTGCGCCGTTCATCAAGGCATCTGGTGTGCGTAGGGTAATCTCGTCCCTGGTAGTCATTGGATAAATGGCTACTTCACCATTTAGGGGCAAATTAATAGACCCTTCGGGCCAATACTGCCCCTTGCTGGGCAGTTTTAGGTAGATTGAGGGTTGTCTAAAATGTTTGGCCAACGGATTAGAAGGCTTGGAATCCATAGATTTGATCTCCATAAATAATTGATACTAGTATATTTATGGTCATAAAATATGGCAGAGTTAGATCCTAAAGACATCCAAGCAGCGCAAGATCTGTTTAAGAAAATGGCAGAATCCAATCCTGTCTATGCCCGTGCCTTGGAAATGATGAAGAGCGAACAGAAGCTACGTAAGCAGGCGTTTGAGTTTCAGGAAAAAAGCTGGCCAAAACAAAAGAAGCAACTAGAAGATTACACTAACAATATCAAGTTACTCAACGGCGGATTCCCGGGCTTTGTCAAAGGTTTCAAAGACGGTAAGGCCAAAATTGAAGAGTTTAAGGTAGGACTTGACCAACTTGATAAAGAAATAGAAAATTCCAAAGAGGGCAGTAGAAAGCAACAGCTTGAATATGCCCGTGGACAAATGGCTCTTAAGATATTTGGAGCCAGCGTCGAGTCTGCAGGAATCAGTCTTACTAAGGCTCTTACTACAAACCTACTAGGCGGTGTTACTGACACAGCAGGTAAGTTTGTCAGGGGCTTACAGGATAACGCCAGTGCCACATCATTAAGTACAACCATAATGAGTGGTGCTGTGGATATGGCCACGGGTGCCGTATCTGCTGCCGGATCAGGTCTTAGCCAAGTTGGTAGTGCCGCAGCTACCTTGGGCAAGCCTGGTGGCAAGATGCAGATGCTTGGCATTGCAGCTGAACTGGCTGGCAGTGCTATCAGTGCAATGGGAGCCAGTGCTGGCAAGCTGGCCAAGTTTGGTATAGAAGTCCTCAGCAAAGAAGTTGAGAAAACTGTTAAAGCATTCAACGACACCAGCAGTGCTGGTGCTATGTTTACAGATGGCATGACTGGTATGCGTAAAGCAGCCAGCGCCGCTGGCTTGACTACAGATCAGTTTGCCGCAGTGGTTAAGGCCAACTCTCAGAGTCTGGCCCAAAGTGGATTAGGTGTGTCCGAGGGCGCTACTGCCATTGGTCGTGCTATGAAAGTAGGCGGTAAAGAAGCACAGCAACAGCTACTAAATCTAGGTTACAGCTTTGAAGAACAAGCAGGATTATATGCTGAAACTACAGCAGCCATGCGTAGAAGCACTGGTGGGCGAGCAAGTGATCAACAGGTAGCCGAAGCTACAAGGCAGTACGCAGAAAATCTAAGAACTATTGCTGCCATCACTGGTGAAGATGCTAAACGAAAAACCGAAGAAGCCAGACAGCAAAATCAAATACTAGCCTTCCAACAAGAGCTAGCTAAAAAGACGCCAGAGCAACGTGCTCAAATTGATGCTGCAATGGCAACAATGACCGAGCAAGAGAAAAAGAACTTTAGAGATCGTGTGGTACTGGGTACGGTTATTAACAAAGAAGGCGCTATCTACGAAGCTACAGTTGCCGGTGCAAGATCTAAAGGTGAAGCAGCTCTTCGTTTATTTGAAAACAATGAACTTACTGCTAAGAAAAATGCCGAACTGAATGCTGAGTATGGAGATACTATCAAGGAAAGCATATTGAGCAACAAGACTTTGGGCGTGGCTAGCTATGCAGCCGGGGGTGTAGTTCAGGATGTTGGCAAAGGCATGCTTGACTCTGTTAACCAGGCAGTTACCTATACTGCCGAAGCTGTTAAAAATGGCCAAGCAGTAGTGCAAGAACAAAAGGCAACCAACGATGCATTGACTTCTAGTGTAACTGGCGCCGCACAGGCTGCACAGGATCTAAAGGTAGGACTACAGGAAGTACTGTTACCTGCTATCCAAGACTTTGCCAGAGTTAGCAAAGAAATACTTGAGTCTGTTAGTAAAACTGTTAGGGACACTATGGGCACCGGTGGTGAAGAGTCATTGTGGGACAAGATAAAGCGTGTCGGTGGCGCTGTACTCGGTGGCGCTGCAACTGGGGGCCAGATGGGCGGAACAGCTGGTGCTGTTGTTGGATCTGTGGTTCCCGGAATTGGTACAGTAACCGGTGGCACCATTGGCACGATCGGGGGTGCCCTAATAGGAGCTATTGCTGCAGGTTTCAGTGAATGGTTCGGCAAAAAAGAGGGCAAGGCCGAGGGCGGTGTAGCCGAAGGACCAGAAACAGGATTCTTAGAAAAGTTACATGGTACAGAAGCAGTTATCCCATTGGAGAACGGGCGCAGCGTTCCGGTTAGCTTAGACGTATCAGGCATGGCCAAAGTTCTAGCAGATGCTGCTGCCAGTGGAGGTATGGGCAAGGCTCTAGCTGGCTCATTGCCAGCAGGGGGGCCGATGTTCAGCCTAGGAGGAATGTCAGCCGGGCAAGATCCAGCTGAGTTACTACAGCAACAAATGGCTATCTTACGTGATATTAAAGATGTGTTAACCAATAGCCAAAGTCTACAAGAACAATTTGTTCAGAACACCTATCAATAAATAAACTACTAAGAGAACCGAATAATGAGTTGGAAAAAATACTTCCGCACTGCTAATCCGATTAACAACTACAGCGTAATCGGCAGCGGTGCAAACAATACAAATCCAGATGTTGGTTACAAAAACTACCAAAGTAATCTCCCTGAGATTTACATTGGGCATCCAAACCGTATTGAACGTTATAATCAATACGAACAAATGGACATGGACTCAGAAGTTAATGCGGCCCTGGATATTCTCGCAGAGTTTAGTACACAAGCCGATCAAGAAACCAGTAGCCCTTTCCAAATCAGATACAAAGACAAGCCCACAGACAACGAAGTAAAGATCATTAAAGAGCAACTACAGCAGTGGGTAAGCTTGAATGAGTTTAACAAACGTATCTTTAAGATTGTGCGTAACACCCTAAAATACGGAGACCAAGTATTTGTTCGTGACC